CCTGGTGTACTACCTGGTGTTGTTTTTTGACTTTTTTGATTTGGTTCAAGAATATCTGATACTTCAGCATCAGCTGCAGCATCAGGATTATTTAGACTATCATCACCACTGCTAAAACCATGAAGTTGACTCTCACTACTATTATCACCCTGAATATCCTCTGTACCAAATGATTCACTATCACTGCTAAGCCCGTATTCATATGGATTAAATATTGGAAGGTTTTTGTTATCATCGGGTTCTTCATTAGAATCTGTGTCGGTGTCTGGGCTGCCTATAGTAGCATCACTTGTTGAATCCTCAATTGCTGGTGAACCTTTATTAGTTTCTACAGAATCTTCAGTTTTTGGCAATTGATCAAGCATTGTATTTTTAAAATTCCGGGCTTGCAATACTTGATTATCTTTTTCAACCTCTTCTTGTATTCTATGGTCTTCCTTCAATAAATAATCATATACAATTTTTGTATCATCAGTAGTAATATTCATAATTTCTGTATTATTAGTTGATAAAGTGGAAATAAGTAAATTTATATTAGCGTCGGTGGTTGATGTATCTATAAAATCTGTATTCCTTACAACATTTTTAAATTCGTTCCAAAAGTAAATTTCAAATAATTTTTTAAATTCAATATTAAAACAATCACGGTCATTTGTATCGCAACAATCTGTATCTGTATCACTACATAATTCGTAATCACTATCTTCAGTATCTTCACCTGCACCAGCAGCAGGAGGAGCACCACCAAGTGTACGTCCAGCCATTTCCATTGCAATCTTTTTATATGCATTAAAAGAAATATGGGTAAAAAAAGTAGCTATTTGTATTATTGCATTAAGATAGGATAAATTGCTTGTAGCTTTTGGACGAGGTACTTTTTGGTTTAAATTATATACACGTTTTTGTAACATTTTAACTATTTCTGTTTTACGGTCATTTATGGTGTCGTCACTATAATCGTATAAAGGTCGAGTTTCTTTTTCTCCTGGAAAAGGTACACTATTACTACATTTATCGTTATCTTTTGTACTTGGCTTTACCCATATAGCTTGGTCATCTCTTTTTTTATCTTTTGGTTCCTCTGGATGTCCATTTTTATAACAACATTCTCTTTTTGAATTTACTACTTGATTCAATATCTTACCTACATTCTTTTCATTAACTTGCCATTTATTATCTTTAAAAGAAATAATCTCGATATTGGATTTCTCACTATTACAACAGGTACAAGAAGGTGCATATATATTTGTCTTATCATTTTTATTAATATCAAATTTTATTCTATCTTCAATTTCAATAAACCCAAATGTTATCATTACTTGATATATATTTAATAAATGTTCACATGGTGCTCCACAATTATCAGATTGCATGTTATGTAAACATAATCCACATATATAACATTTATGAGTGGCAGGCCACTGTTCTGTTTCAAAAGCTATATCACATTGTGTATCATCTGCAGTTGGGTTAATGATATTACGTACATCTAATGCTCTGTAAACCGAACCAGAATTTTTTTTGGTACGACTGAAACGTACTGTACCTTCGGGTGTTAGACTTGTTTCTATAAATGATTTGATTAATGAAGTATACGAAATAGATTTCCCTTTATCTTTCTTTGAAGAAGATTCTTTAATCCAGGTATTTAATAAGTTTTTAAGTTGTTTTGAACGGTCATTCGGTGAATTACGTAACTCTAATGGAACAGCTTTACTTAACAAGAAAGAAATAGAATGCACTGTATTAAATAAATCTTCCCTTATTTTGTCTTTATTTACTATTTTTTCTTTGCATTTATTTATAATATTTTGAAATTTTGCTTGAAACTCACTGTATGTTTTTTCAAGATCTAATATAGAAGCATTTGCTTTTTTTTCTAATTGTTTTTTTGATAATTTTTTAACTTTTATCTTAATCTTTGGTTTTGGCGGCATAGTATTTATATATTCAAGATAAAAAAACAAACTCGTAACTGTTTATAAAATTCTGTCTAAACCAACATTATAGAAATGTCTTCATCTAAAACAATAGGATTGCCAGATAATATTCATATATCAAAACCAGCTTTCCAGAAAATGTTGTTTATAACGAATGCTCTGGAACAAGGTTGGACAGTCCGCAAATCGCAAGAATCTTATATTTTCACTAAAAAACATGAAAACCGCCAAGAAATATTTCAGGAGAATTATTTAGAAACATTTGTTGCATCAAATTTGTCCACCGATTATGTTTTGAGTAGTCAAGTTTAGTATTAAGTCTGATTGCTCATACATAACAAAAACTGTGATGTAGATTATTTTCTCTGCACATTATGAATAAGAAACATGAAAACCTGAAATAGGTAAATCATAAATATTTGTTGTTAATAATTTGTAATGGATAACCAAGTAGTGATTTATTTAGGAATATTTGAAATAAAAAGAAGTATTCATTTTCTTTTTATTTATTTCTCTCAAATTATTTTCTTTGTATACCTTATAATCCATACATAATGGCTGGAGGTTTAATGCAACTCGTCGCCTATGGCGCACAAGACGTGTTCCTTACCGGAACCCCTGAGATTACTTTCTGGAAGGTGTCTTACAGACGCCACACCAACTTTGCCATGGAATCCATTGAGCAAACATTCTCCGGTCAAGCCGATTTCGGCCGCCGTGTAACATGCACAATCAGCCGTAACGGTGACCTTGCCCACCGTACATACCTTCAAGTTACTCTCCCCGAGATTAACCAATCTATGAGTGATGGTGGTGTCTATGCCCGTTGGTTGGACTTCATCGGTGAGCAACTTGTTGCCCAAGTTGAGGTTGAGATTGGTGGTCAACGCATTGACCGTCAATACGGTGACTGGATGCACATCTGGAACCAACTTACCCTTTCCAGTGAGCACCAATCTGGTTACTACAAGATGATTGGTAACACCACTCAACTTACCTACGTCACTGACCCCGACTTCGCTGACGTCTCTGGTCCTTGTGCCGCCGGTGGACCCGCCCAGGTCTGTGCCCCTCGCAAGGCCCTTCCTGAGACCACTCTCTATGTTCCCCTTCTTTTCTGGTTTTGCCGCAACCCCGGGCTTGCTCTTCCTTTGATTGCTCTTCAATACCACGAGGTCAAGATCAACATTGATTTCCGTCCTATTGGCGAGTGCCTCTGGGCCTGTAAAGGTCTTGGCGATGCTACATCTGTTACCAGCGCTTACCAACAATCCCTTGTTGCCGCTTCTCTCTATGTTGACTACATCTTCCTTGACGCAGAAGAGCGCCGCAAGATGGCCCAAAACCCCCATGAGTACTTGATTGAGCAACTCCAATTCACCGGTGATGAATCTGTCGGTTCCTCTTCCAACAAGATCAAGCTCAACTTCAACCACCCTTGCAAGGAGCTTGTCTGGGTTGTCCAACCTGATGCCAACGTTGACTACTGCGCTTCTTTGGAGAGCGGTACTCTTCTCAACAAGACATTCGGTGCCCAACCTTTTAACTACACCGATGCCATTGATGCTCTTCCTAATGCTATCCACGCCTTTGCTGGTGACGCCTCTGCCAGTGGTGCCGAGGCATTCATCAACAGTTCTGGTCTTTTTGAAACTACTTTGGCCCCTGATTCCGCTGATGCAAGTGGTGGAAATGAAAATATTGGTACTGGTTCTGGTCTCTCTGATGCCGGTTCCTTCGTCCTTGCCGAGTCTGCCCTTGACATGCATTGCTGGGGTGAGAACCCTGTTGTCACCGCTAAGCTCCAACTTAACGGCCAAGACCGCTTCTCCGAGCGTGAGGGTTCCTACTTTGACATGGTCCAACCTTTCCAACACCACACACGTGCCCCCGATTCCGGTATCAACGTGTACTCCTTCGCCATGCGCCCCGAGGAGCACCAACCTTCTGGCAGCTGCAACTTCTCCAGAATTGACAACGCTGTCCTTCAACTTGTCCTTTCTTCCGGAACTGTCTCTGGTACTGCCACCGCCAAGGTCCGTGTCTACGCCGTTAATTACAATGTGCTAAGAGTCATGAGTGGCATGGCTGGAGTAGCCTACTCAAACTAGTGGGACGGACATTTATTTTTGGGGGACGGACAATTTTAATTCTATTATTATTTTTCATTAAAAAACTTTAATATTATACAATTTATAATATTAACATCAATTCAATTATTTATTTTCTTTTGCATTTTTTCTTCTTGCTGCTCTTTCCGCCGCTACTTTTTTTTTATAT